CCGAGGATAACCGCCAGCTTTTTCATCGCGCCGCCAGCCCTCGACGGTCCACCGTGTTTTCTAGCTCTCGGGGGAGCACACCGACTTTGCGCGCCGCCTTGCGCACGTTCTTGTCGGTGCTGTCTGCTATCTCGGTGGTAAGATCTTGCTTGGTCTCGATCACGGCCACGCGCTCGCTCATTGACTGCATCCGCTCGCCTATGGCGTCGATCCTGGCGAGCGTGCGCCGGATGGCCCAGGCGCCGGCCGCAAACAGGATTCCGAGGGCAAACAGGATGTAAGGCCCCCAGGAGATCGAGCTGGCGTTGGCGCCTGCGGCGCTTGTCAGGTCCACGCGCCGCTACTTGCTGACGTTCGACGCGGCGACGAAACCAAAGGCAACGCCGATCTTTAGCAGGATCGAGGTTGACAGGTCCACGACGGCCACGAAAACGGGAACGCTCCCCGAGGTGAGTACGCCGGCCACGACAACATCGGGGCCGAATGAGAGCACTAGGGCGGCGCCGGCGTACGCGTAGTACGCGCGCTTGCGAGCTTTGGGGCTGTTTGCTAGGAGACCAGTCAACGGCCCGGTGGAGGCGTCAGGGGCGCCGTACACGGGCTCGGGAAGCTCGGCGGCGTACGCGGCCAGCTCGGCCTCGGTGAGCGGCGCTGGGGCAGTCTCGGGGTCTGGTGTGTCCACTGGGGGTTCCTCACTCGTAGGCGGGTCGGTAGCCGGCGGCGTGACCACGGGAGGTGTGGTAACCGGGGGCTTGGTCGCTGGGGTCTGGTTGACCAGGTGAGCCGTGCTATCCGAGGTGAACGCCGAGGCCGAGGCCCAGGCGCCGGCGACGCGGAACCAAAGGTGGTACGGCGCCACCCCATCGGTGCGGTAGCCATCGACGTGGTACGAGGTCGAACCCTTTAGGACTGTCACGATGTTGCGTGGGCTGGACGCGTCCGGCGTACTGCGCACGTTGGCGCCCTTTGCCACTGTCGTGCGCGCCGATGCGTCAACGGGCTTGGGCGGCGCCTGGTTCCATGACAGCTCGCCCGTGTAGTCGAACGTGTACGAGTTGTACTCTCGGAACCCGTAGGCCGCCGCCTGGGCCGGTGTAACCCCGTGAATGTTGATCCGGGTTCCGAGCCCGTGCGGGGAATGACTAACCGGCGACAGCCCACTGTCGATAATGTCGTACTTGGCCGGGTGCTTGCGTAGGTCCTCATCGACAGCGCGCGACCAGTAGCCGGCCGCCAGCCCCGAGATACGCGAGGCAGGGTGGGCCGCGTGCAACCTGGCGTACGCGGCGGCCGTGTTTTTCTCGGCCTTCACGCGAGGCGTGGAGCCTACGAGATCGGCCAGGAATTGGGCCGGCACGTAGCCGTTGGTGGGCGTTGTCATGTTGTGATCCTACTGGGGGAATCGCTGGCCGTGTGTCGGCCAGAGCTGGCGATAGATAATCCTGATCTGGCGCACCACGTAGTTGCTCACGACGCCGAGCTGGGGCGTAGTCGGATGCCGTAGGTCGATCGGGGTGAGGGTTCCCAGGTGCAAGCCTCGGTTGATTCGATAGTTCGATATCGGGAGCATTTCGGGCATGGGGTGGGCCGGGTGGCCCAGCCCCGGGATGGCGCCAAGATCAGCCATGATTACTCAACCAGGATCGCAACGCACGGGGTACCGTACTGCCCGGTTCCGGATGACTGTTGGCCGGGGAGGTTGCCCGAGAGCACGTACGTGGCGCCGTCGATCTCTACGGTATCGCCCACCGATCCGCCGTATACCAGGTAGTAGTCGATCGCGCCACCAATGCGGATGCCATCGCCAAAGCCCGGGTTATCCCAGAGCGGCACGCCGCCAGCACCCTGGGCGCCGCTCAAATACCAGTCCGGGTGCCATGCAAAGGCGTCGAGGTAGTGCCCATCGAGGATCGGGAGGGGCGCGCCATAGTTGTGCGTGAATGCCGCGATGGCCTCGACGTAGTTGGCGTTGTTGGTGGATGCCTGGCCCAGCATAAGCGCCGAGATTCCCGAGCCGGCCGCGTGCTGGATCACGGGGTGGTCATTGACCCCGAACGGGAGCGCCGCATAACCGGAGTCCAGTGCCAGGTCGGAGGCCAGGAATGATGGCGTGGTGTTTCCGGTGATCGTGGTAAAGACCGCCACGTGATCGAGGGTCACTGACGCCCAGTATCCAAAGGCGCTCGACGGCACGATGCAAGCAAACCAGGGCTTTGTCGTGGGCTGGCCGTGCGTGTAGTACGACGTGTTGGTGTCCACGTTCACGTTGACCACGCGAGGGTCACACAAGGCGCCTACAACATCGACAAAGGCCGGGTTGCTTCCGGTCCCCTGCATGTAGCCGGCGATCTCGCTGAGAGTGTGCGAGCCCGTGTCGTACGCGCCGCCAGCCATGATTTCTAGCTGTTGTTCGGTGCCGATCGAGTTCCACATAATGACGATGTACCAGTCATAGCCGGCGCCGTTGTCGGTGCCTGCTGACTTGTAAACCTTGGTGCGGTACGAGCCGGAAGGGGTGAGGGATTCCACGACAGACCAGCCGGCCGTCGTCAGCAATCCGTCGAGAATGCCGGCCAATACGTTGGCGGCGTTCACGTCAATAATGGTGTCTTGGGAGTATGCCACGGGGTGATCCTAACTGATTATTCGCGGAAAATGCGGAAGTCGAAATGGACGGCGATCGCGGCCGGGTCGGTCGGATCGGTGTTGGTGATTGACAGCCAAAGGCCCTCGCCCAGGTCGGTGAGTTGCACCCCTGGGGTGAGTGTCTTAGACAGCTCGGCGTCGATTCCCACAAAGTCCAGGTAGCACCCGTGGTCATCCGCGATGTTGAGGGGCGTAAGGATCGCGCGCCCCTGGTCGGCAATCATGTACGCCTCGGAGGCGTACACGCGTACCCACGCCTGGTGATCGACCGAGACCGTGAACGCGCCAACCATCTGCGCAACGCCGGCCATTTCGCCCTGGTAGGCGGCGCCCTGCGCCAGCGTGCCGGTGGTGTAGTTGAACTCCCCGAGGTCGGCCACGCCGGCCGGCCCCTGTAGCGTTCCGATGTACGCGACCGTTACGTGCGTGGCGTCGGTTACTGTCACGATCTCGCCGTACGCGCTTTGCTCGGTCTCATCCACCACCAGGTCATTGACCTGGGGCGCGCGATCTGGCCCCGAGGCCAGCACCACGGGGGTGGTTCCACTGTGCGCGATGACCGTTGCAGTGGTCCACCAACCAAACCCGGCCAGCCCTCGGAGCTGGCCCAGGGGTGTGACAGTCACGTGCGTGTCATCCACGACGGCCGTTACCTGGCCGTACCTTAGTGCGCTCGTGGTGTCGCTCACTAGGTCATTGATCTGGGGCACTCGATCGGATTCGGCCTGAACCACTACCGTGGTGGTTCCCGTAGCCGATATCGGCGTGGTAGTAACCCACCAGCCGTAACCCGTGAGGCCGTGGAGCTGGCCCAGGGTTTCGACCGTGGCGTGCGTGGAGTCGATCACCGCTCGGATGATTCCGTACCGCTCGAATGGCGACTGATCCGAAACGAGATCACCGACTACCAGGGGTCGGAATGCCTGGTCCACGTCGGTGAATGTCACCGTGGTGTCTCCCGACTCGGCCAGCGGCGTGGTCGTGGTGCGCCAGGAATACCCCGAGATCGCGTGCGCCTTTATGTAGTCCTCGGCGGCGAGCAACCAGGCATTGAGGTACGCCAGGAATTCGATCAACCAGGGGAAGAAAACGCGGCGCCACCACGAGCGCCACCAGTCGAGAATACGGTCCCTGTTCTCGCCATCGGCCGGCGCCCAGGGCGAGCCCAGGCCAACCTCGGGAGGTACGGCGGGGACGGTCAACTCTGGCGGGTCAAAGGGTCCGGGGAAGTCTGGAATGTCATCGGCCATGCGCGTACCTTACCAGCCGTAGCCGGCGCCTGGGGCGTAGAAACCCCGGAGGCCGGCGGGAGGTGGTGAATAGTCAGGCCGGCCCAGCTCGCCGCGATCGAATACGCCGAGGAAAAGTGAGCCCATAGCCTCGATCACCTCGGCGTCAACGTTCAGGAACGTGGTTCGCTGTTCCTCCAACAGGCTGGCGATCGAGCGCCGGCGCCCATTCTCGACGCCGCGCACATCGTTGGCGTTGGTGGCGTAGTCGGCATCGTCAGCGATGAGCGACTGGGGGAAGTCGCTACCCACGACGAGATCGTGCCGGCTCACGGCCACATCATCGAGGGGCACCGCCACGGCCGTGGACGCGTACCGGAGGTTGTAGGCCCGCATGTTTAGGTTGCCCCAGCGCCGGAACGCGAGGCGCCACTGGCCTGGTGTGTTGTACGCCAGGCGCCGGGTGCGGAATTGATCGAGCACCGAGCTAAGCAACACGGGCCGGTACGCCTCATCGAACATTGGGAGGCTGGACAGGTAGAGATCGTCGCCCAGCTCGGGGTCGCCCTCGCGCCGCCAGGTGAGTATCGAGCGCACGCCGGCCGGCACCACGATGGTGCCCTGAGTTGTCGTTATGGTGAACTCGGCCACCTCGGCCGCGTCGATGGTGAATCCCTCGTGATCTAGGGCCATTTCGAGGGTCATAGGTGCGGCGGTCATAGCGTGGTCCTATCTGTGAGGTTCAGCTTCACGCCGGAATCCGTAGCGCCGAGCGCCGGTGCCGTCGTGTCATATGGGGTTGTCATCGGCTCAGTAGCTCACGCCTGATCGGGGCTCGTTATCGGGCTCGGTGCCGATCTCAGACACCGTTCCCCATACCGTAACGCCTCGGCTAAAGGCCCGGGCGATTGAGTCGCGCGAGGATTGGGGGAGATCGCCCAGGATCGTGGTTTCCGACAGCTTCCAGTATGACCAGTGAGTCATCACGTCGAGGCGATCCGGCGTGAACGCCTGGCCGATCATGTACCCGAATCGGCGCCACTCGGACACCAGGGCTTTGATTCGCTCGGCCGTGGGCATCGCGACAATGACCCGGAACGCCTGGGCCACGATCGCGCGCCAGGATGACGCCAGGTTATGCGGGGAACCGCCGCCGCTGGCGGCCTGCAATGACTGATACCAGGTATCGAACGTGTCTACCGCCACTTTGCCATTGAGGCCGAGCTGGAAGGCCGCAATATCGAATGAACCATCCTGGGCGATATCCAACATCGTGATGGCGTTATTAGCTACCACCTGGGCCGTGGCGATGTTGGCGGCGGCACCAAGCAACCCCCCGGCCGCACCATTGATCGCGCCCTTGGCGCCACCTCCACCGAGCGCGCCGCCGGCGGCGCTCGTAGCGCCTCCGAGAGCGGTTGTGATGCCCTGTACGCCGGCCTGTAGCTGGATATTTTCCAGGCCGAGGTGTACCGCTAGTTGCTTGTTCTGGAAGTTCGATAGCCACTGTTGGTGGGCGCTGTAAGCGTTCAGGTACGGGCCTAGATTCTGGTTGGCGACGTTGGCGGCCGAGATCCCGAACCCCGAGTGCGCCAGGCCGGCCTGACCGCCTACGGGGGCATCGAGCCCCATTTGAGAGCCTAGCCGGCCGTTGTTGTAACCCTCGGGAAGCAACCTAATGCTGGGATCCCCGTGGGCGGCACCAGAGACAGCGACAAAGGCCAGATCATCGGCCTGCCACTGATCGGGGCGGAAGCTCACCAGGGTTTCACCGTTGCCCACCAGGAGGTCGGTAAATTGGCTCGTCACCAACTTGGTCCAACCCTGGGCGCCTACGTCGGTTAGCACCGTCTCGCGCCAGCCCGCTAGTACCGTTTCGTTGGCGGTGTCTGATTCGACTTTGCCCACGTACACGGGGATGTTGGCGGCGATATCCCACATCGGGTCGCTGGGGTCCAATGAGGGAATGTCAGGGCTAAACGTGGCGTCGCCGCCTTCACCGACAACCCACGAGGGAACCAGGCGCACGTCGATAATCCCCGAGGTAACCCACGGGGCGCCCTGCATAATTGTCATGTACTGGGCGAAACCCTCGGGGGTGAATAGGTACACGGCGCCGCCGGCCGCCACGCCGTCGATGGTCGATACCGGCGCCGGCTCGACTTTGGGCGAGTACACATCGTTGGTGGTGGGCGGGGCCGACTCCCAGGCGTACGGGCCGTTGTAGGTGTACGTGTACGCGTTGTACGCGCTAAACCCGAAGTCGGCCGCGTCAGACTCACTAATGCCGCTGATATTGATTCGGATTCCAAGCCCGTGCGGCGACTGGCCCACGGGCGACAGGCCAGTGTCGATAACCCCGTAATGGCCCGGGTTATTGTGCACGGCCACATCGAGCGCGCGAGACCAGTAACCGCCGGCAGGGCCTCCGATCGTGGCACCCGGGTGGGCCGCCTTTAGAGCGGCGTACGCGGCGGCCGTGTTGGCCTCGGCCTGGACCGGGCCAGGCTTGGCCGGCGAGAGTGTGTCAGGGGCGCCTACCAGGTCGGCACGATACGCGGCCGGCACGTAGCCGTTGGTGGGCGTTCCGCCGCCTGGCGCGCTGTCGTCGTTCGGCTGGGCCTGCCACGGGTAGTTAGCCTCGTCAATCGTAGTTTGGACCGTTCCCGACGAGTCGATGGTGGCCGAGGTGGCGAGGTTGGCGGCGGCGATAATGTCGTCATTTTTCACGTGCTTATCCCAGAAGGGGTAACCCGTGCCGCCGTTCAGGTTGTTAGCCGAGATCACTAACACGGTCCAGTCGCTCGGGGTGCTCCCCAGCAACGTGGCCGACGACACGCCGCGCACTGGTGGTGCGTCGATCGGCTCGGGGGCGGTGAGGTACTGCGCGCCGTACGTGTCATCCTGGGAGGCCGCCACAGCGACGTGGCCCCGGTCAACCATCGAGTACCCGATGGAGGGGTGGTACGTGGTCCACTCGTCAGGCTCAACCAGATATGTGGTATCTGTCAGGTTGAGGTACTGGGCCGACAGGAACGCATACCAGTGCCGGCCGCCGAGGTCGAATCGGGCATAGTTGTACGGGGCGGCGACGGCATAGCCGAGCTGGACCGACAGGGGCGCCCAGGGGCTCCACCGTTCCACCGTGATGGACTTGGCGCGATCGGCCGCCACCTCACCGGCTATGAACGCGTCCACGGCCGCCGGGTTCAGCGCGATGTTGAGGTACTCGCGATCGAGGGGTGCTGTCACGAGCACGACGGCCGCCGGCGTAACCCCCGAGGGGACGCCAGGCGCCGGCCGCTGGCCGGGCTGGCCGGGGAAGTCGGGAATGTCCCCGATCTCTACCACTGGTCCACAACCTTTACGATCTCGGCGCCATCGAAGTAACGGCGGTTTATGAGCTTGGCGGCCTGTTGGCGAGGCGTCAGGGTGCGCAAGCGCACGGCGGCCACGGCGCCCCGGATGGCCTGCACCTCATCGTCGGTTAGCCGTTCCTCCTTTTCCTGGGCGCCGGCCTGGACGCCCAGGGCGGTTAGTGCCTCGTTCCAAAGGCGCATAGCAACCACGTGGGAGCGCTCGACGGTATCGGGGTGCACTCCGAGGTCGAGGGCCTTTATCGAGTCCATGTCGAACCCCTTGGCCGTGAATGCGGGGATGCCGCTCATCGTGGTTTCGAGGATTGTTTGGGCTGTCAGTAGCTCGTCCTGGTTGGTGGCGATGACCACGCCCCGTGTGGTGGCCGCCATGTTCGTATCGACCACGAGCGAGGCTCGTGCCAGGCGATTGGCCCACAGCTCGATGGTGTCGCCGTCATAGTTCATCCGCAACGCGTCACCCCAGATCGGGACGCCCTTCCAGTCGGCCACGGGGCCGTTGGTGGTGAACGTGCGCAGGCCGCCAGTGTGCGGGCCGTACGGCCGGTAGCTCGCCGGGTTGAAAAGATCATCGAGCTGGGCGCCGCCGTAGGTGGCCCGGGTCACTGTGAACCGGCCGGCCTTAGCTTCCTCGGTTCCGCCTTTGAGTTCGTCGCCCTGGCGTAGGTGAATGAAGGCCCCGAGGCCGCCTTGGAGGATCAGCATTACCTCGACCCGCATGGGGTCGATGTTGTCGGGAAGGCCCTCCCAGCGATACCTGGTAGCGGCGACGCCGGCCAAGCGCGAGTAGTAGTGATTGAACAGTGATTGCGCGTCACCGTTTAGCCAAGGGCTCGATTCAGCTTTACGCGCCTGGGGGTAGCGGCCTGTTGTCATGCCGCGATTGTACTGGACACGCGCCCCGATATGGGCTTATGCTCAACCCCGCACCCCGAACCCGGGGAGTAAGTACAGATCAGACAAGCAAAGAATCGAGCCAAATAATGTCATTCCGCAATCGCGTCGCCGCCAAGTCAGCCAAGTTCCCCACCATCGGAACCGCCATCACGGGAAGCGTTCTCGGCCTCCGAGACAGCCCCGTACCGGAATTTGAGAACGGCCGGCCGGCCGGGTTCAAGACCAACAGCGACGGAACCCCGTTCACTCAGCTCGACATTCTCGTTGAGCTGGCAGACGGCACCCGCCAGGTGCTCCACACCGGCGGAAGCATGTTCGATGCCATCGCTGACGCGCTGGACGAGTTCGGCCAGGATGACCTGATCGTGGGCCACGTGCTCACCGTCACGTACTCCGAGGATGGCCCGGACAACACGCGCGGCTACCCCTCCAAGATCTACACCGCCAAGGTGGAGACCCCCGAGGCATTGCAGGCGGCCCAGAAGGCCACGCGCTCGCGCAAGTAGCCGGCGAGGGCGCCCCCGAGCCCGAACCAACACCGAGGCCGACGAGTACCCGAACTCGTCGGCCTCGGCTGTCTCTACGGTAAACCAGGAGGGTTCAGCATGGCGAATCAGACTAAGCCATTTGAGTGGTACGACGCGCGCGCTATCAAGTCTCGCAACGCCCTGATATCGCTAGTGGGAGGGCCGCCGTCGATCGGGAAAACTTACCGGTTCAAGTTCGATTCGGTGGACGAGGCCATACGCAGGGGCAACCAGGTGATGTGGATACGTCGAACCATCATCGAGTTGACTTACGCCAAGTCTGGTTTCTTTGATTCGATCGCACCCCAGCATCCCGGCTATGACTTCCGGGTGGAGGGCAACGCGGGCCAGGTTCGCCAGGATGGCGGGGAGTGGCGCACGATCGTGAGATTCGCGGCGCTGTCCACCTCGTATCAAATGCGAGGCACCGAGTACCCGGACGTTGACACGATCATTTATGACGAGTGTTTCGCTCCGCCTGGGGCGCGCTACCTGGTCGATGAGGTGGAGCGCCTACGCCGGTTATGGATCACCGTAAACCGCTCTCGAGTCGGCCGTGATGGCCGCTCACGCACCCGCCTGTATTTGCTCGGAAACCCCATCGAGCTGGACAACCCTTATTTTCTGGAATGGGATTTCAACGGCGAGCGAGAGTGGCAGAAAGGCGCCGGAACCGGCGGCGACGTGGTACTGCACCTGGTGGACGCGGATAAGTACGAGCGCCGAGTGGGCGAGACCGTGTACGGGAAAGCTCTGGGCACCTACCAGGCCGGTTATGCCGATGGCGATTACTTCATGCCCGATGGTGGGCTGGTGGTCGATGAGCGGCCGGCCGACTCCAAGCCCTTTGCCACCCTCGTGACGTTGCGCGGCGTGTTCGGTCTCTGGGAATCCTCCGACTACCAACGCATGTACGTGACGCCCGGTGCTCTCGCCGCCCAGGTTCCCGTCGTGGCCTTTGAACCGATGGCCGTACACCCCGGCGTCATCCTGTCGGATGGTCGCCACTTCATCCGTAAGACAACCCGCCGGCACTATCGCCAGGGTTCACTATTCCTCGTAGGACAATCAGCCATGCCCGCACGACAGGCCCTAGCCCGATGACCGCCGCCGATGACGCCCGCCGCGCTCGCCAACGGATCAACAGTAAGAACTACCGAGACCGCCAAAAGGCCGCCGCCGCCACCAAGAAACCTCGGGGCGCGACCCCGCACGGCGGCGGCGTAGTATCCAACGCCCAGGCGTACGCGCGAGAGCTACGCGAGGCCCGCACCTCGATACTGCGCCAGCTCCCCGATGTGCGCTCACTCGACCCGAACAACCCCGGCCGGCGCGTCGCGCGTATCCGCCCCATCATCGACACCGAGCGCGCCGAGGGGCCGGCGGTAAAGACCAAGGCCGCACAACAGCGCCGGGCCTCGGCCATCCGAGCCAACGCCAACGCCGAGAAACTACAGGGCATCGGGAGACGGCGTAAGAACGATCTACGCATGGAGCTGTCGGATGGCTCGATATCCGATCAGCTCCAAGAAATGAGCCCGGATGACCGGGTAAGGTTCCGAATCCTGATCGACCGAATCACGGCCGGCTCGGCCCAGTCAATCGCGATCCTGTTTGAGCACGCCGGCGGCCAAAAGCTCTACAGTGCCGCTATCGAGCGAATCCTGTATAAGGCCAACCGGTCGAGTGGGTTTGACCTGTTGGAGGCCCTGGCCGAGTACGCCGAGAACGCCGCACGGGAGTACGCGCCATCCAAGATCGGCCGTCTGAACGTGTAACCCGGTTTGGGGGTATTGTGAAGGCGGCCTTCACGGCGTAATGTCGTTCTCACCAACCACTAACACTCTCAACCGGAGGCACCAAAATGAACTACACCGCCGAAACCGCCGCCATGTTCGCCGCTCGTAACACTCGCCTGGAAACGGGCGACGGCGAGCTGGTCGAGTCCCTAACGATGGAGGCCGCCGTGCTCGCGCGTAAGGCGTACCTCGATGAGGGCCACGCCGTTACCGAGGTGATGCGCGTAAACAACGTGTTTGCCTTCCAGGTCTATGACCTGGGCATCGACGCGCCGGCCGTCACGCTCGTATTCACCAAGGTAAAGAACATGGGCGGAATGTGGAGCCCCGCTAAGTGGTACTTCGACCGCAACGAGGCCCAGGCATCCATCATTGACGAGCCCTGGCCGGCGATCATCGGAAACGCCGCCAACGGCCGCATTCTGTACGTGAATGCGCACGCGGCCCGCGTCGGAATGCGTGCCGAGGCCGACCCGGCCGACGAGCGCCCCAGCTCCGAGCTGTGCCCCATGCACGGTTCCGACTGCGCCGCCTGGGCGGTGTGAGCCGTGAGCATCGACAACAGCGCCATTGACCACGCCATCGCAACCGACCCCGAGCTGTGCGCCCAGCTCGGCCACGCTCTCCACTACCGCGCCGGCGTGCTCCAACCTGAGTGTTTGCGGTGCGGCACTCCGATGCCGCTCGGTGCGTTCCGGCCGAGCCATCGCAAGCCCGCCCCAGCGCGCGCCACCTTCACCGGCCGCCAGGGCCGCCACGCAAGGATCGGGAAATGACCGCGCTATCATCCAAACAACTCGCCGCCGCTCGCGCTGAAATGGACCTACAGCGCGAGCGTAGCCGGCGCGCCGTGCTAATGACTCGCGCGCTCCACAACCCCGAGGGGTTGACCCCGTACGCGTTCACCAAGGGAATGACCAAGGCCGACGCCCTCATGTTCTGGACCGATGCCAAGGCTCTGGGATTCATCACTCTGGGCAACTCCGAGCGCGGCGCCCGCACGTTCGGACTACGCTCCACCGAGGTGTCGGAATGAACCTAGACCGATTCAATGAATATGTGGCAGACGGCGACTCAGCGCCGCGCGAGGTCTATAAAGGCGGCATGGTTGACGCCGAGGGATTCCACCGACTGAACCAGCTACCCGGCGCAATGAGCGCCTATCCGAGGGCGCTAGTCCAGGGGTTTGTCGAGGCTCAAACTCGCGCCAGGATCGCGGCCGAGGATGAAGTTATGAGGGTCGAAATTATCCGCGTGCTAGAAGGGCTCGGATACACGATCACACCACCGGAAGGGGCGGCCCAATGAAGGCCACCAAGCGCCCGCGTAAGGACGTAGAAACGATGGACTACCTGGGCGCCGCTCGGCGGTTCATCCGGGCCGCCGGCCGCCGCGTAGGTGAGTGTGACGAGGTGGAGCTGGCCGAGCTATTGGCGTTGCGTGCAGTGGTCGATGAGGCCGTGGCCGTGGCCGTGGCCGGTCAGCGCACCTACGGGAAAAGCTGGGCCGCGATCGCGCGCGGAACCGGTACCACGCGCGAGGCCGCATGGCAACGCTGGGGCAAGCGATGACCGACGAAATGCTAGAACCGCCGACCATTGAGCGGCCGCCATCGACCTATCGCCAGCACGGCGATCACTGGGATGCGACCAGCTACTACACCCGCGATGGTGGTTGGAGCTGGAAGCAAACTAGTGCGGTCAATCTGCGCGACGAGGCCGCGGCCATCGCCTGGTTGGCTCGCGTGGAGTCGGCCCAGTGAGCTGGGGTGCGCTCGATGACGTAAACCCGATCCGATGGTTTGCGGATGACTTCGAGACAACCACCGACCTGGACGGCGAGCCCGTGCCGTACGAGTTGAGCCCCGAGGAGATCGAGGGTTTCGAGCTACTGGCCGCCGGCGAGACCCGCCTGGGCGTGTTCACCTCCAACCACCTCACTTACACGGTTACGGCCACCAGGGACGCCGAGGGCAACTACACGGCCACCAAGCGCACGGGCCGGGTTCGAGTGTGGAGCTGGGCGATAGCGCCCCTCGATGAGGACCGAGTTTTTACCGGAACCACGATCGAGAGCTACGTCGAGAAGGCGGCCGAGCTGGGCGGGGTTCACTGGTTCCATAACCTCCGATTCGATGGCGCTTTCCTCGACGCCTACCTGTATGACGACGAGCCCCTGGGCCTCGGCCTCGGCGCCGGCACCTGGCCCATGCGTCAGGTTCCCCCAGGATGCGCCGGCGCGCTGATCTCCGACCAGGGCGCGCACTACAGCCGATCGGTTCACCTGGACGACGGCCGGCGGTTTGAGGTGCGCGACAGTCTGAAAAAGTTCCCTAACACCTCGGTAGCGGCCCTGGCCGGCATGTACGGCGCCGAGGTTGGCAAAGGCTCAATCGACTACACCGCCGAGCGCCCGGCCGGCTACCGGCCCACCAGGGAGGAATGGGAGTACATCCGAGTTGACGTGGATATCGTGCGCACCGCTCTACGGGTGGCCGAGTCGATCGGCAACACCGGGCTGACAATCGGCGGCGACGCGATGAGCGAGTACCGGGCCACGATGGAAGGCAAATTCCGAACCGTGTTCCCGTTGCTCGACCGAGATCTAGATGACTGGATCAGGCGCGCCTACCGGGGAGGGTGGACCTACGTAAACCCGAAATACCAAGCCCGGATGCTCGATATCGAGGGCTCGGTGTGGGATGTCAACAGCATGTACCCGGCCGTGATGAAGCAATCGAGCTACCCCGTGGGCGAACCGGCGCCGCTCGCGCCGGGCCAGCTCACCCTAAAGGGACACCCGCATACGATCGTTGGCGCGTTGCTCGACGCCAAGATAAAGCCCGGCCGGCTACCGATGATCCAAGTAAAGGGCGACAGCCGATATGACCCCGTGATGTATCAAACCGAGGTCTACGCGATCGAGTGGTACGGCACCGAGGTGGATTGGCGCCTACTCATGGACCAGTACGACGTCGAGGTGCACGAGTGGATCGGGGGCTTTGCGTTCCGAGGCCAGCGCGGCCTATTTGACCGCTATATCGACAAGTGGATGGAAGTAAAGGCCACGAGCAAAGGCGGCATGAGGACACAAGCCAAATTTCAGCTAAACAATCTCTGGGGCCGGTTCGCTATCAATCCACTGCGCGCCGGCCGCCTGCCCGGAATAGATGAGGGCGGCGTGGTCAAATACGCGCTGACGCCGCAACAGTATGACGAGCCCTCGTACACCCCCGTTGGAGTGTGGACCACGAGCTACGCCAGAGACCGGGTGATACGCACCGCCCAGTCATTCGGTGATCGGTTCCTATCGGCCGACACCGACTCGTGCCACGTGATCGAGGAACTACGCCCCGGCGTTGACGAGCTGATAACCGTGGAGCTAGACGACGTGGAGGTAACGCGCAGTGTCCCGATCGGGTTAGAGGTCCACCCCTCCAACCTGGGCGCCTGGAAGCTCGAAACCATATTCGACCAGGCAACCTATCTCAGGGCCAAGGCGTACGCCGAGCGGATCGCGGCCACGGGCGAGGTTGAGGCCCACGTGGCCGGCCTACCCCGCACGTTGCTACAGGGCGCGAGGGTCGAGGATATCGTGATTGGCACTAGGTACTCAGGCAAGCTCGTTCCCCGCCGAGTGCCTGGCGGCGTGATCCTGGTTAGCACAGACTTTGAGATCGGAGAAAAGGACGCCTGGGGGTATCGGCGGTGAGGTGCCTTCATTGCGGCCACACCACCTCGATGCACGATCTCGTGTGCCAGGTACTTGAATGCTCGTGCTGTCTCTATGACCCTGATATCTTCGAGATTGCGCCGCCCACCACCTAAGTGCGCTCAACACCACTCGGGGCCCAAAGCCCGGTTAGAGCGACTGTCAGGGGAGCCTGTACCGCGATCGTGGAGGAAACGGCCAACTTGCAGGCCCCAGGTTCGCCTGGGGCCTGCTACTATCACCGCATGGCATCATTTGGACGTAAGCGCGCGGCGGCCACGCCGGCGCCTGACACCGCCCCCGAGACACCGGCCCAGGCCGAGCCCGAAACAGCGCCGGCCGAGACCGAGGCCGAGCGCACCAACCCGACGCCGGCCACGCCGGCTCGCCTTCACAGTGTGGATGATGAGTGGTGAGCGACACAAAGAACACCAAGCCCCCGAGCCTGATCGAGCGCCTGCGCGCGTTCCTCGACACCCTGGGCGACGACGGCGAGAGCATCGAACCTGACGAGCCGATCGAGGTTGAGGGCACGCCGGCCGAGGAAGAAACCGCCGCCGCAATTGACGAGGCCGAGACCGAGACCGAGGCCGAGGTGGAGGGCGAGCCCGCCACCGAGCCCGGCGACGGCGAACCGGCCGAAACGACGCCAGGCGCCAGCGAGAGCGGCGACGCCTCCGACGATGACCTGCGCGAGCAGATCACCAACCAGGCGGCCCTCATCGAGACTTTGCGCAACGCCCTGGCCGAGGCCGGCATGGATGACCCGACCGCCGAGGCCGTCGAGGTCGAGGCCGAGGCCGAGGCCGAGGACGACACGCGCACCGAGGATGAGTTGGTGGCGGACTTCGACGCCGACTACGATAAGCGCCAGGCCCTACTGGCTGACCTGGAAAAGGACAAGTAATCATGGCTGGACCCCTCGCCGCAGTTGACAACCTGACACTGCTGGAAGTGATGACCACGGGTGACCCGGGAACCAAGCCCGGCCCCGCCGCTCGTGCGTTCTACCACGAGACCATCGGGGCGGCATTCCGCAACCCGGCCAAGCGCAACGCGTTCCTGAACAACGCGTGGAACCTGTGGCGCAACGTTCTCAGCTCGCCGCGCGAGTGGGAGGGATACACCGACAAGCTGGCCGTACGCCGTACCGAGTTCGGCGCCACTGCCATCGTGGTGGATGCTCACGGCATCCCCACGGCGGTGCAGGCCAACCCGAACGAGGCCCAGAACGAACTCCGGTTCAAGAAGTACCGCCCCGAGTACCGCCAGGCATCCATCGACCTGACGCGTGACGAGTACATTCCGATTACGGTTGACCCCGTGAACGTGGGCCGGCTCATGGCTCAGAGCTTCGAGAGCGACGGCGCTTCCAAGTTCCTGGCCTCCCAGCTCACTCAGGTGCTCAACCTCGACAAGTCGCGCGAGTTCAACACCCTGTTTGACTCGTGGGCACGCTTCGTCGGCATCCCCGGCATTTTCTACACGCACACCCCGAACCTGGACCCGGCCACCATCGACCAGGCCGAGGGCATCGCGGCGGCCGTCACGATCCGAGCGGCGGTGAAGAATCTTCAGGACTTCACCAATCGCTACAGCACGGCCAAGCAGATTCAGACCGTGCCGGCCGACCAGGTGCGCCTGGTTATCTCGGTGAGCGCCATGCAGGCACTTGGCGTGGGCTACGGATCGGCGTTCAACACCGAGTACGTGCTGGCGCTCCCTTCCGAGCAGATCGTGGAGGTTCCGGACCAGTATTTCCTCACCCGCCCCGAGTTCGCCGGTAACCAGGTCCAGTGGGCTCTCGTGGACGCCGGCGAGGACCAGGGCGACGGCGGAACGTTCATAGTCGTGGATTCCCTGTACGAGCAGGGCTCGGACCCGTTCAACATCACTCAGACCTACAACCAGGGCCTGCACCACGCCTCATTCCTCGACGTGAACCCGTACAAGACTCTGATTATCGGAGGTCCGGGCGAGGGATCAAGCATCACAACGCTGGGAGTCACCCCCGTGGCAATCACCCTCGACGTGTTCACCGACCAGGGCGTGCTCACGCCGGGTACTGACTCCCTCCCGCGTGGCGTCGAGTTCAGCACCCGCGTGCACACCACCGAGGCGGATGGATCGCCGGCCGGCGGTTACGTGGTCACGATCCAGGGCGCCACGAGCCCGACCGACTCTACCGGGATGCTTCGGTACTCCAACGGCAAGGTGGGCAACGACGAGCTGAGCGCCAGCATCACGGTTACGGCCAAGAGCACCGTGGACCCGAGCATTACCGTGTCGCACACCTACACGCTGAGTGGGCCGGCCATCGACCTGCTTACCGGGCTCACGATCGTGGACCCGATCACATTCCCGGGTGCGTTCGCACCTGGCACCGGTGCCGGCGGCACGTACACGTACACGCCGGCCACGGGTGTGACCTACGAGAAGTCGCTGGACGGCGGCACGACGTGGGCGCCGCTCGGGGCCTCGCCGGTTGCCGTTGCCACGGGAACCACGATCAACGTTCGAGCGACCGCCGCCAGC